ATGACAAATATACTGCCCGAAGGGGTGAAAGCACAGGTTGAGCGTACAGAACGTGTGCGTGAGACTTTTGAGAAAATAGCAAAAAATTTTGAAGCGATTGCGACTGTTTTGAATCCTGATGCCAAGGCTGCGGAGGCTTTGGCGAAAGAGTTTCAATCGGGTTATCGCGCATGCCTGAACGCTTTGATGAGAGCGAATGAGGAGGAGGCAAAACTTGCAACAGAATGCGAAAACATCAGCGGGGTCATCCAAGGGGGTGCCCTTGACCTTGAAGACGCGCGGGACGAAATCCTTGGGCGAATTGCTCGCTTGCGTGAGCGAAGCGGAAGTTGAGGCATTTTTGGCGGGCTTAAGTGCGAATGCGCTTAAAGCTTTGCCGTGGATGTTTGAGTTTTGGGCTTTGCCCCATCAAATGCCGCCTTGTGAGGATTGGAACACTTGGGTGATTTTAGGCGGGCGCGGTGCGGGGAAAACCCGTGCGGGGGCCGAGTGGGTGCGCGCACAGGTTGAAGGGGCACGGCCCTTGGATCAAGGTGCGTGCCGCAATATTGCACTGGTGGGGGAAACGTATGATCAGGTGCGTGATATTATGGTGTTTGGTGAGAGTGGGATTTTGGCCTGTTCGCCGCCTGACCGCCGCCCCAAATGGGAGGCAACGCGCCGCCGTTTGGTTTGGCCCAATGGGGCTGTGGCCCGTTGTTATTCGGCCAGTGATCCCGAAACTTTGCGTGGTCCGCAATTTGATGGGGCCTGGGTGGACGAATTGGCCAAGTGGAAAAAAGGGCGTGAGGCCTGGGATATGCTGCAGTTCGCGTTACGTTTGGGGGATGACCCCAAGCAAGTGGTGACGACAACGCCCCAGAATGTGGCGGTGTTGCGTGAGATATTAGAGGGGCGCGGTGTGGTTTCGACGTCTGCCCCCACCTCGGCCAATGCGGTGAATTTGGCGCAATCTTTTTTGGAAAAAGTGACGGGCAAATATGGCGGGACGCGCCGTGGACGCCAAGAGCTGGACGGAGAATTGTTAGAGGATGTAGATGGCGCGTTGTGGCGGTTGTCTGATCTGGATGAGGCCCGTGTGGAGGCTGTGCCAAAGCTTGACCGTGTGGTGATTGCGGTGGATCCGCCCACGACGAGTGGGGAAAAAGCCGATGATTGTGGGATCATTGTGGCTGGTGTTGTGGCGCAAGGAGCACCGCAAGATTGGCAGGCTTATATTTTGGCGGACCTGACTATGAGTGCTGTTAGCCCGAATGCTTGGGCGGCAGCCGTGGCGGTGGCGGCTCAAGAATTTGGGGCTGACCGTGTGGTGGCAGAGGTAAACCAAGGGGGTGATATGGTGGAAAGCGTGCTGCGGCAACATTCTGCCTTGCTGCCCTATAAGGGCGTGCGGGCCACGCGCGGAAAATCGGCGCGGGCGGAACCTGTGGCGGCTTTATATGAACAGGGGCGTGTTTCACATTTGGGCGGTTTGAAAGGGCTGGAAGATCAGATGTGCCAGATGAGCCTTGCAGGGTTCACGGGGAAGGGCAGCCCTGACCGTGTGGATGCTTTGGTTTGGGCTTTGACAGACCTAATGATTGATCCTGCACAGACATTTCAACGTCCACGGGTGCGGACGCTTTACTGATTTTAAGACATTTATAGGAGTGGATATATGGTTCTGCGATTTTTGCGGGGGAAGACCTCTGTGGCTGAAGTAAAAGCATCTGGGGCGGCCCCTATGATTGCGTTTCATGGGGCAGGACGCCCTGTGTGGAGTGCCCGTGATGTGGCGAGTTTGACGCGCACAGGGTTTACGGGAAACCCTGTGGGGTTTCGCTGTGTGAAGATGATTGCAGAGGCGGCAGCGGCTGTGCCTTGGGTGTTGTCAGACGCAGAGCGGCGGTATGAGCAACATCCGTTGTTAAAGCTGTTGGCGCGGCCCAATGGGACACAGGGGCGTGCGGATTTACTGGAAAGTTTTTACGGGCAGATGTTGCTGTCAGGCGATGGGTATTTTGAAGCCGCTGGTGCTGCTTTGGATGGTGGTCCAGAAGAGCTTTATGTGTTGCGGTCTGACCGTATGCGGGTGATCCCCGGGGCGGATGGTTGGCCTGTGGCCTATGAATACGCTGTGGGGGCTAAGAAGCATCGGTTTGATATGGCGGCTGATATGCCGCCTGTGTGCCATGTAAAGGCATTCCATCCGCAAGATGATCATTATGGATTGTCGCCCATGCAAGCGGCGGCAAGCGCGTTGGACGTGCATACGGCTGCGAGCATGTGGTCAAAAGCGTTATTGGACAATGCAGCGCGCCCATCGGGTGCGATTGTGTACAAAGGTTTGGATGGGCAGGGCACATTAGGTTCGGATCAATACAACCGTTTGGTGGATGAGATTGAAAGCAATCATCAAGGCGCGCGCAATGCGGGGCGTCCGATGTTGCTGGAAGGTGGTTTGGATTGGAAACCGATGGGGTTTTCGCCCTCTGATATGGAATTCCAAAAGACTAAGGACAGTGCGGCACGAGAGGTGGCTTTGGCCTTTGGTGTGCCGCCCATGTTGTTGGGGTTGCCCGGTGATAACACTTATTCGAATTACCAAGAGGCGAACCGTGCGTTTTACCGTCTGACGGTACTGCCTTTGGTGGGCAAAGTGGCGGATGCCATGTCGGCGTGGTTGTCGGTGCACTTTGGTGCGGATTTGACGTTAGCGGCGGATTTGGACGGTGTGCCCGCATTGGCGCATGAGCGTGAAGCGCAGTGGAAACGTGTGGCGGCGGCAAGCTTTCTGTCGGATGCCGAAAAGCGTGTGATGCTGGGGTTGCCTGCGGTGGCGCATGAGTAAGCGGGTGACTGGGTCGCGGTTTTTATACGAACCCTTTGATGCAGCGGCGGCGCGTCTGGAGACCCATGAAAAGGTGATCGAAGAGCGTTGGATTGGGCTGGAACGACGGCTGGGGCAGATTGAAACGATGCTGGAGCGGCTGGAAAAACGGCTGTGGCTGGCGGTGTTTGGCGTGATCAGCTTTGTTTTGGCAAGAGGTGTGTTGAGCATCTTAGAAGTGGCAAATAACTAACGGATATTTATATGTTTTATGGAAATAAAGATTTTAGATTGGAAACGAAATTTGCCCGATTTGATGCGGCATCTTGTTTGAAAAATGACTGCGAAATTTCGGGTTATGCTTCGGTTTTTGGGGCCGCAGACCAATCTGGTGATGTGGTGCAAATGGGGGCTTATCAGGACTGTTTACAATCTTTGAAAGATCAGGGGCACTCGGTGAAAATGCTGTGGCAGCATGATCCAACCAAGCCGATTGGGGTTTGGGATGACATTCATGAAGATGCCAATGGGCTGTTTGTGAAAGGGCGATTGTTGCCTGATATTCAAGGCGGAGCCGAGGCTTTGGCCCTGATTAAAGCGGGTGCGATTGATGGTTTGTCAATCGGATATCGAACATTATATGCAGAAAAATCACCAAAAAATGGAAGATTATTGCACAAATTAGAACTTTGGGAGGTATCATTGGTGACATTTCCAATGCTTCCCCAAGCGCGGGTCGCGTCAAACGTGGAAACGGATGACGATGCACTTGCAAACGAGTTGGCGGCGGCATTGAACGCAGCGCGCCATGATATGCTGACCTGAAACGCGGGCAGTTAACCTTCATCTGAATAGGATTGATTGATGAGCAACCAAGAGACCAAGTCCTTGGACCATGCGGCGTGCGCCCACCCCAAGGGGTTAGAGGTGAAAGCCGCATTGTCGGGGTTTTTAAGTGATTTCGCGAAACTGAATACGGAATTGAAATCAAAATTACAGCTACAGGAAGATAGATTAGCAATGATTGAACGAAAAACACACAATACAAACCGTCCAGCTTTATCAGGTGCGGCGGCTGTGGACGTGCCACATAAGAAAGCTTTTGCAGCATATCTGCGTTCGGGTGATGAAGATGCGATGCGGTCTTTGGGTATGGAAGAAAAGGCATTGTCCTCTGCTGTGGCAGCGGATGGTGGTTATTTGGTGGACCCTGTGACGGCGGATCAAATTGCAGGTGTGTTGCATGATACATCGTCCATTCGTGCGATTGCGAATGTGGTGGCGATTGAGGCTTCTGCTTATGATGTGTTGGTGGATACAACGGAAGCGGGTGCTGGTTGGGCCACGGAAGCGGATGCAACGGGTGAGACGGACACGCCACAAGTGGAACGTGTGTCTATTCCTTTGCATGAATTGTCAGCCCTGCCAAAAGCATCACAACGTTTGTTGGATGACAGTGCATTTGATGTTGAAGGTTGGTTGGCTTCGCGTGTGGCAGACAAATTCTCGCGTGCAGAAGGCAGTGCCTTTGTGTCGGGTGACGGTGTGGATAAGCCAAAGGGCTTTTTGACATATACTTCGGTACAAGCGGGGACTGAGGTCTGGGGTGAATTGGGCCATATCTTAACGGGTGTGGATGGTGATTTTGATCCGTCGAACCCTGCGGATGCGATTGTGGATTTGGTGTATGCGCTTGGGGCGCGTTACCGTGCGAATGCAAGCTTTGTGATGAATTCAAAGACAGCGGGTGCTGTGCGCAAGATGAAAGATGCGGATGGTCGTTTCCTTTGGTCTGATGGTTTGGCAGCGGGCGAACCTGCCCGTTTGATGGGCTATCCTGTGCTGATTGCTGAAGATATGCCAGATATTGCGTCTTGGGCCCCTGCGATTGCCTTTGGTGATTTCAATGCAGGGTACACGATTGCCGAACGTCCTGATTTGCGCATTTTGCGTGATCCCTTCAGCGCAAAGCCAAATGTTCTGTTCTATGCCACGAAACGTGTGGGCGGTGACGTGAGCGATTTTGCTGCAATCAAATTGCTGAAATTCGCGGTTTAATCTCTGCGATCTTATACATGCACCCGTTTGGGTGTGTGCTGGGGTTAGGGCGGTTGTCCTGACCCTTTGGGCGCCTTTTGCGTCGTCTAGCTGCTTCCCTCCGTTCGAGCGACGTTGGGGGCGTCCTTTTTCGAATTTGGAGAATGTGATGATTTTAACGGAAACGAGTTCTGTTGCTTCGGAGGTTTTGCCTGTGGATGCGTTGAAGACGCATTTACAGATGGGCACAGGTTTTACGGACAGTGATGTGCAAGATGAGTTATTGGAAACCTATTTACGGGCGGCCATTGCAGCGGTTGAGGCGCGCTCTGGACGTATTTTATTGCGTAAGGGGTATGTGTGGTCCTTGACCCGTTGGCGCGATGCGGCACGGCAAGTTTTACCGTTGAAGCCCATCATTGATGTGAGCGAAATTCGCTTGATTGACGGGCTTGGGGAAGTGCAGATTGCTGATGCTGACAGTTACCGTTTTGTGCCCGATGCGATGGCGGCCTCTGTTATGGCTGTTGGGGTGGTGTTGCCACCTGTGCCTGTGGGCGGGTCGGTTGATCTGGTGTTTGAGGCGGGCTTTGGCGCGGCTTGGGCTGATGTGCCTGCGGATTTGGCGCAAGCGGTGATGATTGTGGCGGCTTCCACTTATGAAAACCGATCAGGGACATCGGATGCGATGCCTATGGCAGCGTTAAGCTTGATCGAGCCGTATCGCCCGTTGCGACTGTCGCGAGGTGTGTGATGGTGCATTTGACAAAACGTTTGACCTTGGAAGAACGGGTTGAAAGCGCAGATGGTGCTGGTGGGTTTACCGAAAGCTGGCGGGTTGTTGGCGACTTATGGGCCAATATGGATGCAAGATCAGGACGTGTGCGCAGTGGCGATGCGGTGTCTGTTTCTGTTGTGCGGTACCGCATTGTGGTGCGCTCTGCCCCTGTTGGATCAGACCAACGGCCACGTGCGGATCAACGGTTTCGCGATGAGGGGCAGGTTTATGTGATTGATGCGGTGGCTCCGCATGATCCTGCGGGATTGTATTTGGAATGCTGGGCCCATGCAGAGGTGGCGGCATGAGTTATGCGATTTCAGAAAGCTTACAGACCGCGGTTTTCGCGCGCTTGACGGCGGATACGGCTGTATCTGGCTTGGTGGGCACGGATATTTACGATGCGGTGCCAAGTGGGGCGTTGCCCACGGTGTATATCGCGTTGGGCGAAGAGCGTGTGCGGGATCATTCCACCAAGACGGCCTCTGGCGCGTTGCATGATATTGCGGTGGATATTCACAGTGATACGGCGGGGTTTCAGACAGCAAAAATCCTGGCAGGGGCCGTGTGCGATGCGTTGATTGATGCGGATTTGGCATTGGCACGCGGTGTTTTGACAAGCTTGAATTTTAGAGTTGCGCGGGCGCGCAAAGGGGTCAGCCCTGATCAACGGGTGATCAACCTGACATTTCGCGCCTTTGTGATGGATGTTTAACACTATATTTTTAAAGGAAAAATTATGACAGCTCAAAATGGTAAGGATCTGTTGATCAAGATCGATTTGGATGGTTCTGGTGCGTTTGTAACGATGGCAGGACTGCGCGCGAGCCGCATTGCGTTTAATGCGGAAACTGTGGATGTGACCTCATTGGGCAGCACAGGTGGTTGGCGCGAATTGTTGGATGGCGGCGGTGTGCGATCGGCGTCTATTTCGGGATCAGGTGTGTTTACGGATGAGGATACGGATGAACGTGCCCGTCAGTTGTTTTTCAACGGCACAAAATCGGATTTTCAGGTGATTATCCCTGATTTCGGTGTGGTTGAGGGCGCGTTTCAGATCACCTCTGTGGAATATTCAGGCCGATATGACGGGGAAGCGGTGTATGAGCTGGCTTTGGCCTCTGCGGGTGAACTGACTTTTGCGGCCTTATAATGGGTAATCCGTATCGGGGTGATGTTGATCTGGAGATCAATGGAGAGGTTTTGCCGATGCGCCTGACTTTGGGCGCCTTGGCAGAGCTGGAAAGCACATTGGGTGATGACAGTTTGATGGCGATGATCGAACGGTTTGAAAGCGGTGCTTTTCGCGCGGGCGATATTGTGGCCCTGTTGGTGGCAGGGTTGCGCGGCGCAGGTTGGCCCCATGGGCGTGATGAGATGATGACGGCTGATATTGAGGGTGGTCCGATTGAGGCGGCAAAACGTGCTGGGCAGCTTTTAAAGTCAGCGTTTAGTTTGTCGCAATGAGTGGGTTTGATTGGCCTGCGATGATGCGCATTGGATTGTATCATCTGCATTTAAAACCAGATGAGTTTTGGGGGTTAACCCCATTGGAATTCCTTATGTTTTCTGGACTGGAGGGACGCAAGTCTGCCGTGATGTCACGTGCGGATTTGGCGGGCCTTTTATCCCAGTTTCCAGATGGGAAAACGGAGTGATTATGGCAGAGTATGAAACGGAAATTGATCAGCTGGAGATACAGTTGGAAGGGTTGGAAGGGCGCCTGGCAGGGGCGGCGGATATGACGGCGGCTTTTCAGCGGGAATTATCTGGTGTGCAGGTGGGTATTGCCGGGGCTGGGCGTGAGGCAACCACGTTATCGCGGTCTTTGGGCACAGGAATGCGCAATGCGTTTAGCGACATTGTTTTTGAAGGTGCGAAAGCATCGGATGTGTTGAAAAACGTGGCGAAGTCTTTGTTAGAGACAACATTTAACAGTGCATTGAAGCCTGTGACCAACGCGGTGTCTGGTGCTGTGACGGGTGGTTTGACCAATCTGATCAGTGGGATTTTGCCGTTTGACCGCTGACGCGCGGGGCGGATGGATCCTTGGGGGTGCGTGCAGGTGGCGGCGGTGGTGCTGTGACGGTGAATATGAACATCCAAACGCCTGATGCGGCGGGGTTTAAGCGGTCTAACAGCCAAATTGCGGCAGGTATTCAACGTGCAATCGCGCGTGGGCAACGCAACAGTTAAGAGGGATAGAACATGACATTTCACGAAGAACGATTTCCTGCGGACCTGTCTTTTGGATCCATTGGCGGGCCTGAGCGGCGCACAGAGATTGTGGCGTTGAACAGCGGGTTTGAGGAACGCAACAGCCCGTGGGCACATTCGCGCAGACGCTATGATGCAGGGGTTTCCATGCGCTCTTTGGACGATATGGAAAAGGTGATTGCCTTTTATGAGGCGCGCCGTGGCCCCTTATTTGGGTTTCGTTGGAAAGATTGGACGGATTACAAAAGCAGTTTGCCGTCTTTGGATGTGAATTTTCTGGATCAAGAGATTGGTGTTGGGGATGATGTGAGCGCTGAGTTTCAGCTGTGCAAAGATTACCGTTCTGGGGATGAAGTTTATTGCCGTGATATCCGCAAACCTGTGCAGCACACGGTTGTGATCGGTGTGGGCGGCAATGAGATGGAAGAGGGCAAGCATTACACGGTGGATTTGACCACGGGTGTGGTGACGTTTTTAGAGCCACCTGGTGAGGGCGCGTTGGTGACGGCTGGGTTTGAGTTTGACGTGGCTGTGCGCTTTGATGCGGACCGTTTGGAGATGAGCCACGCAAGTTTCGTTGCAGGGGAAATCCCAAGCATTCCAGTGGTGGAGCTGCGGGTCTGATGCAAAATATTCCAGAGGCGCTAAAAGCGCATGTGAAAAGCGGTGTGACCAGTTTGTGCCGTTGTTGGGTGTTGGTGCGCAAAGATGGTGTGCGCATGGGGTTCACGGATCACGATTGTGGTTTGAGCTTTGAGGACACAGAGTTTACGCCCACAACAGGTATGGATGCAGCCGCGTTAGAACGCTCAACAGGATTGGCTGTGGACAATAGTCAGGCCGTGGGGGCGTTGAGTGCTGTTGGGTTGACTGACGATGATATTGAACAGGGGCTTTATGATGGGGCCGTTATCACGCAATATCTGGTGAATTGGCAAGATGTTGAGCAGCGCACCATCACGTTTAAGGGCACTATTGGTGAGATTAAGCGTGGATCAGGTGCGTTTGAGGCGGAATTGCGCAGTATCAGCGAAGATTTGAATCAACCGATTGGGCGGGCCTATTTGCGGCAATGTGATGCGCAGTTGGGGGGTGATCGCTGTCAGGTGGATTTGACCGGCTCTGCTTTTACGTCAGAGGCTGAGGTTACGTTTTCCGTTGGGCAACGTGTTGTACACCTCAAAGGGCTTGGGGCGTATGAAGATGCGTGGTTTTTGCAAGGGACTGTGGAATTTTTAAGCGGTGAAAATGCAGGGGCCTTGGGGGTGATCAAGGTGGATCAGATCAATGGGCCGCGCCGTGTTTTAGAGATGTGGGAAGATTTGCGACATCCGATTGCTGTGGGTGACCGTGTGCAGGTGACGGCGGGGTGCGATAAGGCCGAAAGTACGTGCCGTGCGAAATTTTCCAATCTTTTGAATTTTAGAGGCTTTCCAAAGATGCCCGGCGATGACTGGGCTTTGTCTTATCCTGTACGGGATGGGCAAAATGATGGATCAAGCTTGGGGTGATTAATGACATTACGAGAACAGAAAATTGTGCGCGAAGCACGCACATGGGTTGGCACGCCTTACAGGCATCAAGCTTCGGTTAAGGGGCAGGGATGCGATTGTTTGGGGCTGTTGCGCGGTGTCTGGCGCGGTGTGATTGGCGAAGAACCTGAAGCGGTGCCCACATATACGGCTGATTGGTCTGAGGTGGGGCACAACGAACGTCTGTGGGCGGCGGCTGGACGCAATATGGCGACCGTAGAGCTGGATCCTGAACATGCGGGGCAGGTTGTGCTGTTTCGGATGCGTAAGGGGCATGTGGCCAAGCATTTGGGCATATTGGCAGGGTCTGAGGTGGGGTTTGCCACCGTGATCCATGCCTATACGGGGCGCGGTGTGATTGAGACGCCGCTGACACAGGCATGGGTGCGCAAAATTGTGGCGCAATTTCAGTTTCCACAAAAGGGGAAGTAAATGGCGACGATTGTATTATCCGCAGCAGGTGCTGCGATTGGCAGTGGCTTTGGTGGCACGATCCTTGGGCTGACGGGGGCTGTGATTGGCCGCGCGGCAGGGGCTGTTTTGGGCGGTGTGATTGATCAAAAGTTGTTTGGTCAGGACGCGCCTTTGGTGGAAACGGGACGTGTTGAAAGTTTCCGGGTGCAATCTGCTCAAGAGGGCACTGCTATTCCACGTGTGATGGGGCGGATGCGCATTGGGGGCCAGATGATCTGGTCGAGCCGTTTTAAAGAGACTGTGCAAACGAGTACCTCTGGTGGGGGCAAGGGGGCGCCTAGCCCTGAGGTGACGACGCAAAGCTACACATATTCTGTCAGTGTGGCCTTTGCTTTGGGCGAGGGTGTGATTGACCGCGTTGGGCGTATTTGGGCCGATGGGACAGAGGTGCCACATGCAGATTTGAACTACACGGTTTATACGGGGGATGAGACACAACTGCCTGATCCCGTGATTTCGGCTGTTGAAGGGATTGAGAATACACCTGCGTACCGTGGGACAGCCTATGTGGTGATTGAAGATTTACAGTTGGAACAGTTTGGTAACCGCATACCACAGTTGAATTTCGAGGTATTTCGCAAAGCGCAGCCTGAGGGGGTTGCCCAAGAGGATGCTGCAAATATGGTGCAGTCTGTGTGTTTGATCCCCGGTACGGGGGAATATGCTTTGGCCACCACGCCTGTGGATTATGGGTTTGGCTTTGGGGCTTATGAAAGTGCGAATGTGAATACCAATCGTGGGCAGGCTAATGTGGTACATGCTTTGGATGATTTGGTGTCTGACTTGCCGAATAACACTGCGGCCAATTTGGTTGTGACGTGGTTTGGCACGGATTTACGCTGTGGGCTGTGTAAGCTGCGCCCGCAAGTGGAGCAGAAACGCTATGAAGGCGCACCTATGGCTTGGGACGTGTCGGGTATCAACCGTGCACAAGCGATTGAAGTGAGCCAAGACGATGAGGGGCGACCTGTGTTTGGGGGCACACCTGCGGATGCTTCTGTATTAGAAGGGATTGCGGCCCTGAAAGAGCGGGGGCAGCGTGTGACGTTCTATCCGTTTATTCTGATGGATATCCAAGAGGGCAATGGGTTGATTGATCCTTATAGGGGAGAGGCAGAGCAAGCGTCTATCCCTTGGCGGGGGCGTATTACAACGTCTCTTGCGCCTACGATTGCAGGGTCACCTGATGGTACTGCGGCTGTTGAGGCAGAAGTTGAGGCGTTTTTTGGCCATGCGGCTGCATCTGATTTCACGGTTAATGGGCAAACGATTGCATATACGGGGGATGCGGAATGGTCGTATCGTCGGTTTATTCTGCATTATGCGCATTTATGTGTATTGGCAGGGGGTGTGGATGCGTTTTGTATTGGATCAGAGCTGCGCGGGTTAACGCAAATACGTGGGGCAGCAGGTCGGTTTCCTGTGGTCGAGGCTTTGCGGGATTTGGCCCATGATGTGCGCAGTATTTTGGGCCCTGATGTGAAGATCGGCTATGCGGCAGATTGGTCTGAATATTTTGGTTATCAGCCACAAGATGGATCGGGGGATGTGATTTTCCATTTGGATCCTTTGTGGGCAGATGAGAATATCGATTTTGTGGGTATTGATAACTATGTGCCCTTATCCGATTGGCGCGATGAGCCTGGGCATGTGGATGCAGAGGCAGGGTCGCTTTATGAGTTGGACTATCTGCGTAGCAATATCGAAGGCGGTGAAGGGTATGATTGGTATTATGCCAGTGCTTATGACCGTGACACTCAGACCCGTACACCGATTACAGATGGGGCTTATGGCGAAGATTGGATATACCGCTATAAGGATTTTGCGAATTGGTGGAAAAACCCGCATCACAACCGTATTGATGGTGTCCGTGAGGGTGCGGCAACCGATTGGATACCGCAATCGAAGCCAATTTGGTTTACGGAATTTGGGTGCCCTGCTGTAGATAAGGGCACCAATCAGCCGAATGTGTTTTTGGATGAGAAATCATCTGAATCTGCGGTGCCGTATTATTCGACAGGCGCGCCTGATAATTACATTCAAAGCCAATATTTGACGGCAATGCTGACCTATTGGGGGGATGAGGCGCATAATCCAACCTCGACCTTTTATGATGGGCCTATGGTTGATTTGGCGAATGCAAGTGTTTGGGCGTGGGACACGCGACCTTGGCCTGATTTTCCTGACCGCTTGAGCTTGTGGAGTGATGGGGTCAATTTTGCCCGTGGGCATTGGATATCGGGGCGGTTTGCGGATCAAAGCCTTGCCAATGTTGTGAGCGAAATATGCGAATTGTCTGGGGTGACGGATTACGATGTGTCTGAGTTGCAAGGCACTGTAGTTGGTTTTGCGATACGCGATGTGGAAACGGGGCGTCAAAGCCTGCAATCACTGATGCTTGCCTATGGGTTTGCCAGTTTTGAAGAGGGTGGCAGGCTGATATTTAAGACGCGCACAGACATTGAACCCGTTGCATTGGATGAGGGGGATTTGGCGGTTTTACCTGACCAAGATGATGTGGTGGCCAAAGTGCGTACCCCCGATGCGGAACGTATGGGGCGGTTGCGTGTGCAATTTTGGGATCAGAATGCGCATTACGAAGCTGCAGCGGTTGAGAGCCGTTTGACGGGGGACGAGAGCCTGCGCACATCATCTATACAGGTGCCTTTGGTTTTGGATCGTGGCACAGGGCAAAATATTGCGGATCGTATGTTGAGCGAAGCGCGTGTGGCGCGTGATGAGATTAAGCTGGCGTTGCCCCCTTCGCGTGTGGATGTGGCGCTGGGGGACTTTATTTCGGTGGGGGACAGTCCATTTGTCTACCGTGTGGACCGTTTGGAAGAATTTGGCGCGCGTTTGTTGGAAGCGTCGCGTGTGGAGCGGCATGTGTTTGATGCGATCTCTGTTATTGATGTGGGACGCGAACCTGTGCCTGTCGTGCGATCTGCGGTGCCTTATACGGCGTTTATGGACTTGCCGCTGCTTACGGGGGCAGAGGTGCCCCATGCGCCGCATTTCGCGGCCACGGGCGATCCGTGGGGTTCTGGTGTGGCTGTTTACAGCAGCAACAGTGACGATGGGTTTCAGGTGAACACCACAGTGGATGTGAAATCTGTGCTGGGGGTGAGTTTGAGTGATTTACCGCGTTCAAACCCTGCGCGCTGGGATCATGGGGACGGTGTGTTGGTGCAATTCTCGGATGATGTGCAGTCGTTGTCTGAGCGTGATGTTTTGGATGGCGGAAATGCTGCGGCTATTCGGGCAGGGGGTGGAGATTGGGAAGTGTTCCAATTCCAGACCGCAGAATTGCAACCAGACGGGTCTTACCGCCTGAAAGGATTGTTGCGCGGGCAGTTGGGCACGGAATGGGTGATGCCAGATGTGTGGCCCATTGGTGCGCAAGTTGTGTTGTTGGGGGCAGGGATTAAACAGATCGAATTGGCAGTCTCTGTCCGTGGGTTGGAGCGTAATTACCGCGTGGGGCCTGCTGATAGGCCTGTTTCGGATGTGGCTTACCAACAGCAGACTTTAAGCTTTGATGGGGTTGGTTTGCGGCCCTATGCGCCTGTGCATTTGCGTGTTGTTTCGGAAGGTGGCGGTTATGCGCTGCGTTGGATACGGCGCACACGTATTGACGGGGATAGTTGGCAATCGCTTGAGGTGCCTTTGGGGGAAGATACGGAACGTTATCATATCCGTGTTGTGTCTGGAGGGGATGTCGTGCGCGAAGGCGAGAGCACTGCACCTGAATGGGCATACAGCCCTGCGGATGTGGTAGCGGATGGTGTGACGGGTGAGATCACCTTTGAGGTTGCGCAAATATCAGAACGATTTGGAATTGGGCCATATAATAGGATGACAATAAATGTTTGA